CACGATAGTTTAGGTTTTCTTCCAAGACCTTAAAGTTAGCGCACTCATGTCCACATTGCCCAATAAATGATGCTTGTCTGACAGGTGTAGATATATCGAAACGCTGAAAAGTCTCGTTAAGTGCGTCAACCCACACAGGGTCAATGTGCATCTTTTTTAGGTGTTCACTTGTTACTGTCATTTAAAAGATTCCTAACATTTTCGTAAGCATCCACACAAGCATTGAGTGCAACAGTATTCCTATCGCCTTGGGCGACTATTTCTGCGATTGCGTCAATGGTTGCTCTTTCGGCATCAGAAGCTGTGTCAGTCGGTCTGTCAGGTTGACTGGTTGCTTTTGAATCTGCGCTGGTAGAGGCGGTATTTGAGGGGGTTTGTACGTTACTTGAGGGGCAGAGGCGCAACTTGCCAGCACGATTGGCAACAGCAAGAGCAGTAGTTTTTTTGTTGATGGCATCATTGGCCTCCTGTAATTTGGCAGATTGTTGATTAAGTTTTTCACCCATGTTTTGCTCTATCTGACGAGCCTCATCATTCTTTTTGGCAATGGCTATCTTCATGTCGTTATCACGCTCTAGCCACCCATAATGGTGTCCTACTCGGTATGTACCAAAGAGAGATACCATAACGCCAATAATTAACCAAGGCAAAGGAATAGGTAACATTAGTCAGACTCTTTTCTTGCTTGTGCTAATTGTTCTCTCTCGTCATCATCCTCTAGCAAATCTGGAGGCGTAGTCGGAGGAGGAGGAGGAGTCCACGATTCATCTAACGCAGGGTTTACCCATTTAGGCAAATCATTATTAGGTGCAGTCCATGTTTGCGTAGGTGCATAAGATGAGCCATAAGACTGATTATTTCCGTAGCACATAGGTTGCATAGGTGGTGGCTGATTTGAAGCCCCAAAAGCCTTAGAAACTGCGCCAGCAGCCCTCTTGGTCATTACGCCACCAATGCCACCAACGATTAGCAGAACAATGTCGTTGAGCATCTTGGTGTAGGCCATGTCAATCGGGGCCATGCTTTTAATCGGCTGTGTCACAAAGGTGACAGAATAGAGTAAAGCAATAACAATGAAGCACAGGATACAGGTCACGACAATGACCACAAAACCCCACACACGAACTTCAAATTCTTCAGTTGTTAGGTTTGGCTTCTGATTGAACATCGTTTACCTTTTTTTCCAATATTGGGGCTACTAAGTATTCGGGACACATCTGAGTAAACAAGCACTTAGGCTTTTGACATTCCTCTGCATGGAAGTAATCAGGGTTTTGGCATTTATACCGATACCTGTCTTCACATCCTGATAGCATAAGTGCTATAAAAATCAGAATATATTTCATTTACCTAAACCAATCCTTCCAAGTAAGAGATTGACAATTCTGTCTGACAAGTCATCAGGTAGGAACTTCAGAAACCCCAAGAAATAAAGTGCCACTACCCCGTAAACGAAGATTTTTAAGCACAAGTCAAAAGTCTTTTGGTACTCATTCATCTGCCACATCTACGAGTGGTTGCACAGAAATCCATCATCTCATTTACACCAACAAAGACTAAAAACAGCACAAAGAAGATTCCACCTATTGCCAAGCCAATCTCTAGTTGTTCTTGCTCTTTCTCTTTGGCGGCTTTCTCTGCTTTCTTTAAAGCACTTATCTCTTTGGCATCAGCTAAATCCATCTCTGCTTGACGAGCCTTAATTTTCTGCCACACGTCAATTCGGCCAGATTGCATAAATAGCAGTTTGAGACTTTCTTCAAACCGATTCGCCTCATCAATCGCCATTTCTATTTGCAAGGCCGTACCCATGTTAGAGCCTTTGCCAGACTGCTTGGCTTGAAGCATGGCCTTGGTAGCTACAGACTTTGCGTCAAATAGCTTACCAATCATGGGTGCAAGAGAACCTAAGTCATTGGCAACATTTGCTGCCTTCTTGACCATGCTGATTGCTGACTGTATGCCAGCTAGTGCTGTCATGGGGTCGATGGGAATCATACAACCTCTGGCAAGTTGTAATACTTAGCTTCACCATCTTTTCTTGCTACTACTGCATCCTCTAAATTTTTGTAGTAACCAAGCCATTTATTCTTTTTGTTTACTTTGACAAATACAGTCCAACAATTATGACTTTTAATCCACGACACACCTATGTGACCACTTTTGTTATGGCTTGGCAATGAAATGTTTTGTGCGTTATCTGTAGTATTTACATCACGCAAATTACAAAGTCTGTTGTCATTTCTAATTTTATTTTTATGGTCTATGTATTTATTTGGAAAACTTCCATAAACATAAAGCCAAATCAATCTATGCACACTATAGGAAGTGCCATTTATCTTTACTGTGTAATAGCCGTGACCATTAAGTGCTTTTGCCTCTTGCCAAGGTTTAACATTTCGCCCATTACCATTACGCCAAAGTAGCATCCCACTTTCAGCATCATAGTGAAACAAATTTTTAACTGTATCTTGGTCTATCATTTCTTATCTACCTTTTTCCATTCAATACAGTAGACTTTTCGGTTGTACACATCGCCAACCCAAACCCACTTAACACATCTGTACTCAATAGTTACAGCCAACAAAAACGCTAGTACCATGCCCACACAATAATGTAGGCACACCAAATGACAGTAATACAAAAAAGGACTGCGGTAGTAAAAGCCACAGCCCAATCTTTCATTTTTCTTGCTCGTCAGGTTTAGCTGATGCTTTTGCAATCTTTAAGTGTTGGTGCTTAAAGTAAATGTTTACAAATAAGCCAATTAAAGCAATTACAACACCAGAGACAGCAGCAAACTCATTGGCTGTTAAACCAAAGATAACTGCTGCGCCAGAACCACCATAAGTGGCTGCTGATGCTACCTTTGTGCTAATAGCCTCGTTTGTCATGGTGCGTCAGGCCAAGTAATAGTCCAAGGGAAACCTGTCTGCGTAGTCACATCACGCAAGGCTTGACGATAGGTAGCCCATACTGCTTTGTCAACAGGAGCATCAGCTACTTGTGTCCAATCACAGTCTTTTAGTTTCTCATCCCTTGAAGCACGAACACTCTTAGCCTGTTCAGCATCCTTAGAAGCCTTGTAAGCCACTTCTTGTTCAGCAGCAGCAGTAGTTACACCATCAACCACTTGGTCAATGAAAACAGGGCCAAGGATATATTTGGTGTACCACTTACCATCAATTTGCTCTACACCAGAGGCTTGAGAGTATTGGTAAACAGTTCCACCAGTTGCTTGTGCGCCTTCAAAGACTACATCAGCACCCAAAGCCGTTAATACTTCAGTTGTTGTTATGTCCCATGATGGGCCACCATTGGCTTTTTGATATGCACGAAATTCACTTTCGTACATGACTGCGCCTGTTGATTGAATTCTGATTTGCATTTTGTTTCCTTTAAGCAATAGCCCAATAGACGAATTGATCGCCATTTGCATTGATACCCACAGGTGCAGTTGAACTGATCTCAAATCCTGCGCTGTAGGTGTCGATGTAATCAGTGTTGGTCACTTCAGCGGCATTGCTGTTAAGCAACAGGTAAGGGTCGTTACCAGACACAATGCCTCTAGCCGTATCCCATACATAATAACCATAAGCGTAATCATTGACGCCTACGTTTTTAATAAGTACAAACCTTGCACCAGCAGCAAAGCCACAATCTATTTGCTGAGTAGTTCCTGTTCCGGTGTAAGTTCCAACTTTAGAAACTCCAGCACAAGTTGCCGCTAAATAAGCAACATAAGTGCCGCCTGAAGCATTAACTGGTGAATTAACGCCAACTGTAAAAACAGAACTTGTTGGACTTGTGTTGTTAAAAAGTCCACTAGATGTAACTTTATCGTTATCAGGCAGTTGAACTGATTTAGTATTTCCTAAACCAGCAAAATAAAACTGCCACTGAGCAGTTGTATCTCTACGCTTAATAAGCATCATCTCAGGTACGGCCTGTAAGTTATGGCTAAATGTGGTTGCAGAACCCGTCCCTGTATAGCAAACCTCATCAAAGAAGCTGGGGGCACGTTGGAATGCCTCAAGAACATAAGTCCTTGCAGACGAGTTTAGTCGGCCAATACCATTGTTGATAATCTTAAATTGAGTATTGCTATCAAACCCTATATACCCATTAAGAGTGGGTTCAGCAGCAGTTTGCCAAGTATCCAAAGGCCATTTATTTGGGCCACGCAGACGATCCACAGCAAAGAATCCTGTAGTGGCATCTCTGGATGTAACAAAACCTAAATCAACAGGGAAGTTTGTTGTTTGGTTATTGTCTACATCGTTTCCACTGTATGCCATAGGTTTAAAAACCTTAGTAGCATCCGTAGGCACTTTCATCGGGCCACGGCGGATGGCTATGTAAATAACTTTTAATCCACTAGATTGACTAGTTACCTGAAACCCAGTTGCGGTTGGTTTCCACCCACCTCTTGTTGTTTCTGCCGCAGAAGAATTTGGAACAAGTTGCTTAGCAGAGCCTTGCGATGTACTATTATCCCAGCCACGCATAGTATCAAATATTCTCCAATCTTCACTAAAAGTTTCAGCAAGTTTTGTTAGAAGAAATTGAGGCTCCCATCCTAAGTTGACTGTTGCGTCACCAGAACCATCCCCCACATAACTCCCACAGCTAATCACATTGTCTGTACCAGTTAGGCCAAAGCCTCCTGCGTCATGGGCGAAGAGGTAGGCTATGTATGTGCTGCCTGATTCATTCATTCCAAGGTCTGCAGTTAATGTAAAACTTGTAGACGTAGCATTCCAC